ATTTATATCGGAAATGCTCGCGGCACTACTTGGATCGAAATGACCAGTGATGGTAAAATTGACATCTATGCACACGATAGCGTTAGTATTAGCACTGATAATGATTTAAACATTAATGCTGAACGTGATATAAACATGGAAGCAGGAAGAAATGTTAATATCAAAGCAGCAGGGCGTAATACTTCTGGAGTAGAATCTGGCAGAGTACAGATTGAATCTAAAAATAATTTTAACCTGCATGTTGGCAAAGACAGTAAAATTACTGTAGGACAGAATCAACATATAAAAGTAAAGACAAATCAATATATTGATACTACTGGAAATTTACACATTAAAACAGAACAGGATAATAGACTAACATCCACCAGCGGCAATACTTTTATTAACAGTAAAAAAGAACATAGAGAAACAGCAACTTATGTTCATATGAATGGCCCTGTCGCACCAGTTGCAAGTCCTGCCAGTGAGGTTCGAACTTTAACTGTAAACACATTACCGAAGGTAAAACCAGGCGGACAAATATCAAGTGTTGAAAGTATACTTGCAAGGTCACCACAACATGAGCCTTGGCCTCATCATGAAAATTTAGATCCGTTGTCGTTTAAGAAAATTCAAACAGATAGAGACGCACCTGGAGCACTTCCTAGTGCAGATCGTGTACTTACTCCTGATACATTTAACAAGAATTTACAAGGCAGAACATCTAGTGCAATTGTACAAGGCAGTGGCGGCAATATCAGTACAGGAAATGCATCGCGTCCAGGAGGCAATGGACAGCCGAGCGTACCACCAGGTGATTATACAAGCGATTATGCGTTTGATTCGAATATAGGCGCACTAAGTGAACGATACGAGTCTAGAGGCAATCCTGCAATTATAGGTTGGGATAGCACCGGCGGCTGGAGTTACGGAAAATATCAATTAGCAGCAAACACCGGATCGTTAAATGAATTCCACAATTGGTTGGCTACTGCTCATCCTGATTTAGAATCGCAATTAGCAGCAGCAGGCGGGCCTGCTGGTGCAAGAGCAGGAACAGATGCATACAAAGCTGCATGGGCACAGGTTATGGGAACAGCCGCAGGCAGCGCAGCACAAAGCGAATATGCAGGGATACAATACTATCTTCCTGGCATTAGACGAATTAAAAATGGAACAGGACTTGATCTCGAATTACGATCTTCAACTATAAATCAAATGGGTTTTTCTACATCAATACAACACGGCGCTGGAGGTGCATCAAGCGTGTTTAGAAATGCATTAGAAACTTTAGGGTATCCGCCAAACACTCCTACCGCAACAGAGCCTACTGATGCTGCACTAATTAGAGCAGTTTATGCCCAACGACGAGCAGGAAACGGTGCAAGATATTTCCCCAGTAGTACACAAGCAGTTAGAAATAGTGTTGTTAACAGATTTCACAATGAAGAAGCAGATGCACTTAGAAGTTTAGAACAAGAAATTGCAGAAGCACAAGCAAATCCTCCAACAGCAGAACCTACAGATAATAGTGCTGCTACAAGATCAGTTACACCTACAAGTAATGCACAATAATTAAGGTAAATATAGTATGAGCCAATTAGAAAAAAACTTATATAAACGTGTAACAGTAAACTCTACAGCTCAAACAGCATCTACTGGAAGAAAATACAGAGGATTTTCAACAGTTGCTGATGCTAAGAGTTTTAGTATATACGATTTTGAACTAATTAAACAAGATTTAATTAATCATTTTCATATACGTCAAACTGAAAAGCTAAGTGATCCTACATTTGGCACAATTATTTGGGATATATTATACGAACCGTTTACTATTGAAGTACAAGAAGCTATAATTGAAGACGTAACACGTATTATTAATTATGATCCTAGAATAAAAGCTGATGATATTATTATTGATACTTATGAACAAGGTATACAAATTGATTGCACAATTATAGTTTTGCCATTTGGTATAACAGATCAATTACGTTTTAAATTTGATAAAGAAAACGGCTTGCTTCAGTCTTAAAATTAAATACGCACTTTTTCCTATAAGATAAATATTATCAGTAAACAAGGAAATGCACATGTCTTCAAATGATAGACAGTCAAGGCTACTAGTAGCTGAGGACTGGAAAAGAATTTACCAATCATTCCGTAACGCTGATTTTCAAAGTTATGACTTTGACAATCTACGCCGTACGATGATCAACTACTTACGTCAGAATTATCCAGAAGATTTTAACGACTATATTGAGTCTAGCGAATATCTTGCACTAATTGATATGATTGCATTCCTTGGGCAAAACTTATCATTCCGTATTGATTTAAATGCTCGTGAAAACTTCCTTGAAACGGCAGAACGCAGAGAAAGCGTATTACGTCTTGCACGTATGCTGTCATATAATCCTCGCAGAAATCAAGCAGCAAACGGTTTACTAAAATTTGACACAATTAAAACAACTGAAAATCTATTAGATTCAAATGGTTTAAATCTAGCAGGAATTACAATTAAGTGGAATGATCAAACTAACACAAATTATTTTGAACAATTTACAAAAATACTAAATTCAGCATTACCGCTTTCAAATTCAATAGGCAATCCTTTAAAATCTGCACTGATTGCAGATGTTCAAACACAAAAATATCGTTTAAATGCTACAAATACAGGGCAAGCAATTTATCCGTTTACTAAGCGTATTGAAGGCGTAGGCACACGTTTTGAAATTGTAAGTACTGATATCATAGATGACAGTATTTTAGAAGAAGCACCTTTACCAGGTAATAGTCCTGCGTTTCTATTTAGAGATGACGGCCAAGGTGCAGGTAGTTCAAACACTGGATTCTTTATGCATTTCCGTCAAGGTAAGCTTGAAACAGGTAATTTTAATGTTTCCAATCCAACACCAAATCAAGCAGTGCAAATTGATGCTGAAAATATTAATGACAGTGACGTATGGCTATTTTCATTAAACAGTGCAGGATTTGAAAATAACGAATGGACAAAAATTGATGCCGTAGAAGGCAACAACGTTATCTATAACAGTTTGTTTAATAAAACTAGAGATGTCTTTGCTGTAACTAGTCGCATTGGAGATAGAATTAATTTAAACTTTAGTGACGGGGTTTTTGGTAATTTGCCTTCGGGAAATTTTAGAACTTATTATAGAACTAGTAATAATACAAGAAGTGTAATTACACCTAGTGCAGTTGGAACAGTAAGTATTGATATTCCTTATCAATCAAGAACTGGTGCACAACAAACACTTACTATTGGGTTTAAATTAAATTATACAATTAGCAACGGTACTGCTACTGAAACTAATACAGAAATTAAACAAAATGCACCTGCAACTTATTATACACAAAACAGATTAATTACAGGTGAAGATTATAATATTGGTCCTCTTGCTATTAGTCAAGATATTATTAAGACTAAAAGTTCAAACAGAATTTCAAGCGGAATAAGTCGTTTCTTTGATTTAAAAGATGCTAGTGGAAAATATTCAAATACTAGTTTGTTTGCTGATGATGGTGTGCTCTATAAAGAAGAATTTGTAGAAAAGCAGTCTTTTACGTTTGCAACTCAAACAGACATTGAAGGTGTTATATATAATACAATTGAAGGTATTTTAAGTAGTGTAAACGCTCAAAACTTTTATCTTGCAAAATATCCAAAAATTATTGTTAGTGACCTTAATGCATCGTGGCTACAGTCTAGCACTAGTACAAATCAAACTTTAGGGCTACTTCGAGATATTGATGAAAATCCTTATAACGTAGGTTCATTTACAGCTAATAGTTTACGTTTATTAGAAGCAGGAACTATGTTAAAATTTGTTGCACCAGAAGGCAAGCACTTTATGCCTGATGGTACGTTAATGGACAATAGTGGAGTTGTAGATCATTTAGGAAAAACAACATACAAATGGGTAAAGGTTATTTCAGTAACAGGTAACGGGACTGTTATTGACGAAGACGGAATTGCGCCTATTGTAGTTAATGATGTATTGCCTTCTGATGCAATACTACAACAAATTGTTCCAAACTTTTCTAAAGTATTAATTAATGATATAAAAACACAATTAATTGATCAAGTTTTTGAGTACAATGATTTTGCGCTGCGTTATGATCAATATGATAGACAATGGAAAATAGTACTAGCAGAAAACATTAACACTCTTAATAAGTGGGCACCAGGTAAAGCAGGTGATACAACAGGTGAAAATCTTGATGCAAGTTGGATGTTATATTTTAAAACTGACGGAGAAAAATATACAATTACATACCGTAATTTAAGATATGTAATGGAAAGTGCAGACGAGATTAGATTCTTCTTTGATGCAGCCGATAAAATTTATGATCCGGACACTGGTCAAATTGTTAGAGACAAAATTGATATTTTAAATATTAACAGAAAGCCTGGCGAACTGATTCCGTTTACTAAAGATTTTAGCTGGACAATTACTGACGCATACAGAGATGTAGAAGGATACTTAGACAGTCGTAAAATTCAAGTACAGTTTATTGACTTAGATGACGACGGCGTAGTTGATGATCCAGATATCTTTGAGCAAATTGTAGGCGAAGAAGACACTTCAATTTCTACAGCAGCTAAATTAATATTACAAAAGAAATATACAACAACTGACGGTGTAGAAGATTTTAAATATTTTGCAAATACAAATGCTGAAATTATTATTGTTCAAAATGAAGCATTAATTGCTCCTTATAGCAGCCGTTTAGAAGGACAAATATTTTATCTAATCGATGAAGGTATTTTTAGAAAACTTAATAAAGCACTAAACAATACAACAATTAATACAGACTATAAAGCATATTTTGGAAGAGCAGATTTAAAATTCCATTATATTCATGTTGCTGACAGCGGCTATAGGATAGATCCGAGTGCAAGTAATATTATCGATACTTATGTATTATCTAAAACATATGATACGCAAGTTAAACAATATATTGCTGGAACAACTTTAATACAACCTAAACCGCCTAGCAATGACGAATTGTTTAGAAGTTACGGAACAGAGATTAATAAGATTAAATCAATTAGCGACGAAATCATTTATCATCCAGTAAAGTACAAAATATTATTCGGTGATACGGCACCGGCTGATTTACAAGTTAAATTTAAGATTGTTAAAAATACTAACTTAGTTATTAATGACAATGAATTAAAATCACAAATTATCGAAGCGATTAACAAATTTTTTGATATTGAAAACTGGGACTTTGGAGAAACATTTTATTTCCAAGAACTTAGTGCCTATATTATGAATGAATTATCACCAAAGCTAGTAAGCATACTAATAGTACCAAGACAAACTACACAAAGTTTTGGTAGCTTATTTGAGATAAAAAGCGAACCCGACGAAATATTTGCAAGTGCTGCTAAAGTAAGTGATATTGAAACAATTGATCAGTTAACAGCAATTAACCTACAAGCAAGCGGTACAGTAATTAATAGTGTATCAACTGCTATAACATCAGGAATAACAAGTAGTGCATCAACATCTAATACATCAAGCAGTTCAAACACCGGTGGAGGTTATAGTTACTAATGGCTAAAAATGATCAAAACGAAAGCGCCCTGCCAGTACCAGGACAAAACAATAAAATTACTGCGAGTGATTTTTTACCTAAATTCTTTAGAACACAAGCAAATAAAAAGTTTTTACAAGGTACACTAGACCAGCTTATACAGCCAGGTGTTGCAGAAAAAATTAACGGCTACTATGGCAGAACAACTGCTAAAGCATATAAAACTACAGACAATTATATAGATGATGTAACTGCCGACAGAACAAACTATCAGTTAGAGCCTGCGACAGTTATCAAAGACAACTACAACAATGTAACTTTCTATAAAGACTATAATGATTATATTGGACAGTTAGGTGTATTTGGTGCAAACACAGACAATCATAGTAGATTAAACAGCCAAGAAACTTATGCATGGAACCCAAATATTGATTGGGACAAATTTGTAAACTTCCGTGAATACTATTGGATGCCAAATGGGCCTATTAGTATACCTGTAAGAGGTCAAAGTAGAGACATTGTTAGTACATATACTGTTACTACCGAGGATCAAGGCGATAACATTTCTTACGTGTTTAATGACGGATTAACACGTAATCCTAATTTAAAATTATATCGCGGCCAAACATATCGTTTTGAAATTGATGCACCTGGTCATCCTATGGCTATTGCTATTAGTAGAACATTTACTCCTGGTACTGCTATTTTAACAGCAGGCACAGAAGGACTCCGTGCTGACGGATTATTTGATGCAGTTTTGTATGGCAATGAATACGACCAAGGAGAATATATTATTCTACCAAGCGGCGGAAGTGTTACTTTTGCTGATGACGATAATGTTAGTACACTATATCCAGACGGTATTCGTAAGTTAGGTGAAGAAGGCGATGAAGTAGCAGTTGCATACATTGAAAAAGGCACAATTGAATTTACAATACCTTTTAATGCTCCTGACAGATTATTTTATATTAGTAAAAATGCTGTAGATACAAGTGGACAATTTAGAATTTATGACATTGAAGAAAATGCATTTCTTAATGTTGCTGAAGAAATATTAGGCAAGAAAACTTATTTAAGTGCAAACGGTGTTGAATTATCTAACGGAATGAAAATTAGATTTCAAGGTGATGTCTTACCCGTTGAGTATGAAACTAACGATTGGTATGTAGAAGGTGTTGGCGATAAAATTAAACTAATTAAGGACAGTAACTTAATTATTCCAGCAGCATACAATGATACAAAACGTATTGCATTTGACAGTGATAATTTTGATACGTTGCCATTTAGTGATGCAAGTGCATATGCAACAGAAAAAGATTACATTGTTGTTAATAGAGCTTCACTGGATAGAAATGCTTGGAGTCGTTATAATAGATGGCATCACAAAGACGTAATTATAAAAAGTTTTGAATATAATGATTTGCCAATTAACGTTGACGAATTAACTCGTGCAAAACGCCCAATTATTGAATTTGAAGCTGGACTAAAGTTAAATAATTTTGGAGCTGTTGCTAAACAAGATGTTGATTTAATTGACACTTTTACTACAGATGTTTTTAGTACAATCGAAGGACAATTAGGATATAATATTGACGGCGTAGAACTTGCTGACAATATGCGAATATTGTTTGCAGCAGATACTGATATACTAGTAAGTGGAAAAATATATCAAGTAAAATTTGTTAATATCAGCAATAATAGACAAATTAGTTTAGTCGAAACTAACGATACTAATCCAATCGATCTTGAAACTGTATTAGTTACACAGGGTGTAAAAAATTCAGGTAAAAGTTACCACTATCATGGCGGCAAATGGACACTTGCACAAGAAAAAACAACACGAAATCAAACTCCTATGTTCGAAGTATGTGATGTTAATGGGAATAATTATAGCGATGAAACATATTACGGATCGTCTACATTTAAAGGAACTAAACTATTTTCTTATGCACAAGGCGAAGGCACAGTTGATACTGAATTAGGCTTTGCACTAAGTTATAAATCTATCGAAAACTCCGGAGATATTGTATTTGATTTTAATCTATTAAATGATACATTTACATACCAAACAGAAGAAGATTTATATACACAAAAAATTGATAGTGGATATTTAAAAAAGTATAAAAGTTTAACTGATTTTTCATATGTTAATGGATTTAGTAGTACACCAACAATTAGTAAACAATATGTTATAACACAATATTCTGCATCAGATATCCAAAATAATAATTTTGTAATTAATTGTTATGACAACTCTAGTAGTATTACAGATTTAAAAGTAGTTGTGTTTGTTAATAATAAACTAAAATTAATTAATACTGATTACACACTTGACAAAAGCAATGATAACGTAGTGGTTGTTTTTAATAAACCTTTAGAAATAAATGATGTTATTAAGATTAAAACAGATACTAAAATTATAAAAAATACCAATGGCTATTATGAATTTCCGTATAACCTAGAACGTAATCCGTTAAATGATGATGTTAGTCAATTTACTCTTGGTGAAGTAATTGACCACGTTGATAGTATGTTGGAAGATATTCCTAGATATACTGGAAATTATTTAGGACAGAGCAATCTACGTGA